TGTCCGCATGGTCTGCAATTAGCTCTGTGCCATCAGGATCATTGCCCCAGATCAGAACAAATGTGCCGTGGCTCTGGCCATCCTTGTCATACAGACGGACATAGTCCTCGCCTGTTGTCGCCAAGGCTGACAGGATAAGCTTCTTGTCCACGCTGCGCTTGACGGTCCATTCCTCGCCATCATTCACGCTGGCGGAAAATCCCTTCTCAAGGATGGCGTCGATAAGCTTTCCAGCCATATACCGTTCGCCCAGCGTCATGGTGTCAACTTCATGCCACATGGTCAGGCTCCCTTCTCGTCTTGGGTTGTGCGCTTGATCAGGCCAGCCAAGGCCATGTCGATCTGATCTTCTGTCAGGAATTCGCGGACCAAGCCTTCCAAATACCCAGCCACAAAAGACATCCCATGCGGCTCTGCGTGTAAGGCGCCCATCAGCATATCCAGTTTCTCTGTGCGCTTCATGCTCATGCCGGCTCTCCTTAATCGCGCGCGTTAAGCGTCAGTGATGTGTAACCAGATGTCTTCTTCTGGTTCGCATCGCAGAAACGGGTGAATGCCTTCTCGCCCATTAGCTCCTTGAGCTTGGCGGCAATCGCCTTGGAGTCGGCTGACCAACGGTCATCGACCTTGACGACAGTTGCTGAGAATAGCTCACCGTCATGCTTGCCCGCGCCCATCTCCTTGATGCTGGCTGCCAAACCATCTGCAAGCTTTTGCAGATCCGCGATCTGCGCCTTGATCTCGCCCAGACGGTCGATGTCGCACAGATTAGAAATGCTCGAAATAATCTTAGTCATTGAAACGTCTCCATGTGATTGAATTGAATAGATAAAAAATGCGTTTCGGTATTGAGATCATGTGACAATTTGTCACTTTTTACAAGACAATTCTTCTATGGTGTGATGGTTTGTTCCGATAAGAGATGCGCGCTTGATCGGTTTTGTCGATCAGCCTTTCGCTATGATCAGATGCCCAGACATCTGCGCAATTGCCAGCATCATCGCCTTGTCGCTGGACATCCCCTTGTCGATAAAAGCCCGCGCGCGCGTCTCGATTTCGTCCGCGAGGCTGTAGGCGATTGCTTTCGCCTGACGGTCTGTGATGGTTCTTTCCATGCTCCCTCTCCCTACTTGACCATCGACACGACAGCGATGGCTGCGCGCTTGGTGGTGAAATATCCCGGCCAGTATTCGCCGGTCTGCTTGTTGTGGACCAGCCAGATGCCCGGTCCGTTGATGCCTTCCACCCAATACTCGTTGCCATTGGGGCTCAGGCTGTAGATGCCGGCTGCGATGCGTTTGGTCTTCATGCTCCCTCTCCCCTCAGACCGTGAAACCTGAGGACATATCGCTCAGGCAGATGAACGTGAAACCTTCCTTCTGGCTCTGGTCCCACACCCGGTTCCAGTCTCCGCGAAGGTTAAGCTTGTCTGCCAGAGCAGCAGCCACACGCTTGTGGTTCTCCAGACCAGACAGCGCATAGTCATAGCTCAACGTGACACTGGCAGTGTGCAGCGATGCCTTGACGCGCGCGCCTTTGTGGTCGGTTGCTTCGATGTGCTTGGTGCGAATGATGCTCATGTCGTTTGCTCCTTGTTGATGTCCCCTTATAGCTAGGGCGATCTGCCCTATCAAGAACAATCGACACCATATTGGCAGTGACATTATGTCACCATGGATGCGATTGTTGTTGTGCTTTAGGACAGCCTGCCCTAATAATAATGCATCAACAAGGAGCAAACCAATGACTGCACAATGGATTTTGAACGACATCTGGAACGAGGGCTTCGAGGATGGCCGCAAGGGAGATGACGCCTACTGGAACGTCTACACCATCAATGACGATGAAAGCAGCCACTACACTGAGGGCTTTCGCGCCGGCCAGCGCGCTCGCCTGCGGGCACAGGGGAAGCGCAGCGAGGTGGCAGCATGACCATCAAGCTTGAGGCCAAATGCACAGCCACCCACAAATGGTTTGTCATCGCCACGTTCGAGGCAACCATCCCAGCGACAGATGCCGCGCGCCTGTTCAGCAAGAGCTATGGCCACCCGCATCGCGTGACAGACGCACGGTGGCCTGAGGAAGGCGACATCGTGTATGTCTTTGAGAAAGGCAGGCTGGTTGACTGATCGCGCATGGGACGCAGGCGATCTGCCTGCGCGCCCACCGCGCGCCGGCGCGCGCGCGTCAGCCGACAGGCTGACACAACAAACTAACGTCTGCCTGAAAGGCAGTCTGCTATTTGTATGGTTGGACTATTCTTTGTAGAAATAAGACACCCCTATACCCCCTTTTTGGTTTGGTTTGGTACCATAGGGGGGTTACCTTCTGCCGACCCGCAATAAATCGCAAAATCGCAAAATAAATCGCCGTAAAATCGCCGCCCCCCGCACGACGTTCGCCAACGACCGCTGCCGACCGCCACGCGCAAAAACCGCTTGTCATATTGCCCTAATGCGTATATCAAGATCGCGCATCAAGTTTGCTCCTTGTTGCATTACCCCTTGGCGGTCTGCCGATCCCCTCTGGCAGGCCGCCATTTATTTGCCAGAAGAGTTGGCTAATAGGGAAAGGGGGGTACCCCTATCGCGAAATAAAAAGGGGGGGGTACCCAGAAAAAATAGCCACCTTGCTCGGATTCCCCAATCGTATTACATCATGGCCAATATTTGATTGGGTATTTGATGACTATGAAGCGGCCTAACACGAAATTGTTAAGGAAGAATGCCAATCTGGCGAAGCGCGTTGCGCATGACCCGGCGCAGGAGGGTGCCGAGCCGATTAATGACACGGCTGAGAAGCTGGCAACTGGCCGCGACGTTATTCAGGTCCCGACGAAGGACGCGAAAGAGGATGACGGTCCTGAGTTTACGGTGTCGCCGTTGCGCGCGTTGCTGGCGGATCGTGGTCGGACTGTTGCGAAGAATCAGCATGTTCCGACGGCGAAGAGCCGGCAGGGTGTGATGTATGGTCAGGGCTTGGGGCTGTCGCAGCGAGCGATTGCGACGATCATGGGCATTAGCCTTGAGACGTTAAGGTCGCATTATGAGATGGAGCTAAGCATATCGCGTGAAGTGATGGTGGCTGACATTCAGGCTAATTTGTATAATATTGCGCGCGATCCAAAGCATAAGGGCACGGTGCAGGCTGGGATATATTTGCTGAGCAAGCTTGGCGGCGAAGTGTATCGGGAGAAGAAGTCTGTTGAGTTGAGCGGCCCTGATGGCCAGCCCTTGCAGATTGATCAGAAGACGCAGACGATTGATCCGACTTTGCTGAGCGCGGAGCAGCGTGATGCATTGCGTGAGATTATGACCAGCGCCATGAAGCTGGCGCAGCAAGCTGGGCCTATCCAGCTTGAGGGTGAGTATAGGGATGTAACGAATGATAAATGAGTCTGAGTGGGTGACGATGACGTTTGACCCGGAGGTGCAAGTTAATGTGCGGCCTATCATTGAGCATTTGACGGGTCGTCGGACGATTATTCTGACGGCTGACGAGTGGGAGGACATGAAGGAGCAGATCGCGGACATGCTTGAGCAGTTTGTTGAGATGCGGGCCTCCTGATGGATTTTGATGTCTTCGACCTGAATTGGGAGGAGCAGCTAAAGGCTTTGGATCGCGTTGAGTGCGAAGAGAGCCTTTATATGTTTTTGACGAATGCGTGGAAGTATATTGACGCATCGCCGTGGAAGGATGGCTGGCCTATTGAGGCAGTGGCGGAACACTTGCAGGCGGTGTGCGACGGGGACATCAAGCGGCTGATTATTAATATCCCGCCGCGTCATGGTAAGTCGACGATTACGTCTGTGGCCTTTCCGGCGTGGGTATGGGCGCAATCGCACAGGAGCGCCACGTCTGGGCCCGGTGTGCAGTTCCTGATGGCGTCCTATGCTAACCAGCTTGTGCTGCGTGACAGCGTTAAGTGCCGGCGCTTGATTGAGAGCCCGTGGTATCAGGGCCTTTGGGGTGATCGGTTTCAGCTTAACAGCGACCAGAATACAAAGTCGCGCTTTTCTAATGATCAAGGCGGCGAGCGTCTGATTACGTCAGTTGGTGCGGCGGTGACGGGTGAAGGTGGTTCGATTATTGTGATCGACGACCCTAACAGCGCGTCTGAGGCGTTTTCTGAGGCGACGATTGAGTCCACCAAGGAGTGGTGGGACGGCACCATGTCGACACGTTTGAACGACATGAAGACGGGTGCGTATATCATTATTCAGCAGCGACTGGCTGAAGATGACCTGACTGGCCATATTTTGGAGAAAGAGGCGGACGAGTGGACGCACTTGTGCCTGCCTATGCGGTATGAGCCTGATCGCGCGTTCATGACCAACATTGGTTGGGAAGATCCGCGTTCTGTAGATGGCGAATTGCTGTGGCCTGATCGCTTTGGCGAGGATGAGGTTAAGAAGCTGGAGACAGCGCTTGGGCCATTTATGGCGGCTGGGCAGTTGCAGCAGCGGCCTGAGCCTGCGGGCGGCGGTATTATTAAGCGCGACTGGTGGCAATTGTGGGAGGAGAAGTCCTTTCCGCCTATGGATTATATCGTAGCCAGTTTGGATACGGCATATACGCTCAAACAGGAGAATGATTACTCCGCTTTGACCGTGTGGGGCGTGTTTACGACGGACTCTAAGGCTGTTGCGAACCGGATTTTGGACGCTGAAGGGCGTCCTATGTATTTTGACCGGACATATTCTGAGACCGCGCCCAAGCTGATGATGATGCATGCGTGGCAGGAGCGGTTGGAATTCCACGATTTGGTCGAGAAAGTGGCAAAAACGTGCAAAGCGCTGAAGGTTGATAAGCTTTTGGTTGAAAATAAGGCCGCTGGGATCTCAGTGTCGCAGGAATTGCGGCGACTTTATGGCTATGCGGGCTTTGCCGTGCAGCTTTCTGACCCAAAAAGCATGGATAAGGTTGCACGACTGTACTCTGTTCAGCATTTGTTCGCTGAAGGCATGGTTTATGCGCCTGATAAGCAGTGGGCGGAGACTGTTATCCAGCAAGTTGGGCAGTTTCCGAAGGGTAAGCATGACGATTTGGTCGACACTGTGAGTATGTCGATCAGGCATTTGCGTGATATTGGCTTGCTGACGCGGTCTTCTGAGCGCGTTGAGGAGTTGGAGCGTATGAAGACATATCCGGGCAAGCAGGATGTGCCGTTATATCCAGTTTAGGGGGATTTATGGACCGTATTTTAGCATCTTGCACCGTTGATGACTTGGGCCAGAAGCAATTTGAGGTGCGTGTTTGGGGCGAAGCGCCATTTGATCATGAGCGGACCTATACATTAGGCGCGAAGGATGATAATTCTGCAGCGCAAGAAGGACTTCGACTGTTTGTCGAGGAAATGGAATGCCTGCGTGATGCAGAAGTGAAGGACGACTGATGGCTACTCAACCCGGTCTTGCCCCTATGAACATCCGGCAGGTTCCCGCTGCTGGTGAAGATGCTGGTCTGGAGCCAATCCAGATCGATTTTGAGGAGCCTGAGACCCGGGAAGAGCGAGATGAAGAGGGCAATTTGCTCTCTATTGAGCATCCTGATGGCTCAATCACGGTTTCTTTGGACGATAATCCCCTTGAGCGCGCTGAAGGTGCGGCTGAGGGCGATTGGTTCGACAATTTGGTCGATAAGATCGACGAAGATGAGCTTAATCGCATCTCGTCTGACCTTATGCGCGGCATTGATGACGATCTTTTGTCGCGCAAGGACTGGATTGAGGCCCGCGCACAGGGAATTAAGCTTCTTGGCCTGAAGATTGAGCTTCCGTCTCTTCAGGGTGCGACTGATGGCGCGCCTGTTGAAGGCATGTCGAAGGTCCGGCACCCGCTTTTGCTGGAAGCTGTGCTGCGTTTTCAGGCAAATTGCCGTTCTGAACTGCTGCCGACTGACGGTCCGGTTAAGATCCGCAACGATGATAACAATGCGACGCTTGAAGAAGACCAGTTGGCCAACGCCCTTGAGCGCGATCTAAACCACTATCTGACATCGACGGCGTCAGAATACTATCCTGACACGGATCGCATGCTGCTGATGCTCGGGTTTGGCGGTACGGCGTTTAAGAAAGTCTATTACTGCCCGCTGCGCAACCGCCCAGTGTCGGAAAGCGTCGATGCCGACGACCTGATCGTTAATAATGACGCGACAGACTTGGCAAATGCCAAGCGGATCACGCACCGGATCATGATGCGGCCTTCTGTTGTGAAGCGCATGCAGATTTTGGGCGTTTATCGTGACGTTGATCTGGGTACGGCGCTGGCGCGTCGCCTTGATCCGTTGCAGCGCGAAGAGCGTGCGCAGCAGGGCATTTCTGATGAGGGCTCAAACCCGCTGGATCGTGATCGCGAGATCTACGAATGCTATTGCGAGCTTGATATCAAGGGCTTTGAGCATAAGCATAAGGGCCGGATTACGGGGCTTGAGATCCCATATCGCGTGACGATTGACGTTTCGTCGAAGCAAATCCTGTCGATTGTGCGCAATTACGACGAAGAAGTCGCTGACTTGCCAGTCGCAAAGAAGGTTTTCGTCAAATACACCTATGTCCCGGGCTTTGGGTTCTACGACATTGGCCTGCTGCACATCCTTGGCAACACGACCAACGCCATTACGGCTGCGTGGCGTGAATTGTTGGATGCAGGCATGTATTCCAACTTCCCGGGCTTCTTGATGGCCGACACTGGCGCTCGCCAGAACACAAATATCTTCCGTGTCCCTCCCGGCGGGGGTGCGCTGGTAAAGACGGGCGGGATGCCGATTAGTCAGGCGATCATGCCTTTGCCTTATCAGCCACCTTCGCAGGCTCTTATGGCGTTGGTGGACAATATTGCGAACACCGGCATGCGTGTTGGCGGTACGTCTGAGTTGCAAGTGGGTGAAGGGCGCCCTGATGCGCCTGTTGGCACCACGCTTGCCATGATCGATCAGGCCACCAAGGTCGAAAATGCCGTTCATAAGCGCTTGCATGCGTCGCAGGCTGAGGAATTTAGGCTGATTTGCGACTGTTTCCGGCAGCATCCGGAGAGTTTCTGGCAGCGTAATGCCAAGCCGACCTATTCTTGGGACCAGCAGACCTTCTTGCAGGCGCTTGATGACTTTGATTTGACGCCTCAGGCTGATCCTAACACCGCGTCGCATGGTCAGCGCGTCATGAAAATCATGGCGCTGAAGCAATTGCAGGCGGCAAACCCGTCAATGTACGACCCAATTGCGATTGATACGGCTGCATTGCAGGCAATCGGCTGGTCCAACCCGGCACAATTCATGGCGCCGCCGTCTGCACAGCAAAAACCGCCGCCAGAAATGATGCAGGCGATTGCTAAAATCCAGAATGAGACGAAAACTGCTGATGCGCGCATGATTGAAGCGCAAGCACGTCAGGCTGAGACGCAGGCGAAGATTCAGCAGGGTGCATTTGCGCCTAAGCAGCCGGCGCAGGGCGGTGGTGTTGACCCTGCAGCGGGTCAAGCAGCGCTTATGAAGTCCCAAGCCGACCTGATTAACGCGCAAACCAAGCGTGGTGAGGTTGGATTGCGCCACCAAGAGCGCATGGCAGAGGACGAAAACCGCGATTTGGACCGCCAGAGCCGTGAACGTGTTGCCATGTTGCAGCTTGCGCGCGATATTGTGATGCATCCTGAGGCTGAGAAGGAAATTGAGCCGCTGGCTGGGCCTTCTGAGCGCGAATTTGAGGAATAGGGGCTATGGGCGGGTCGTCATCAATCAATACGATGCCAATGGCGACGGGAAAACTGTCTTCCAGCCCTCCGTCCTCGACCCCGCCAATAGGATATAACCCGGCACAGCAAGTAAATCCGCAGGCACAGCCGCAAGCACGTCAGGGTATGACGTTGGACATGGGTGCAGCGTCCCAAAATATTGGTGGCGCATCCCAAAATGCAATTTCCAACTCTGCGCCGCAGCCTCAAGCCCAGCCTCAGCCTAATTGGCGGGGCTTTCTTAGTGGTCAGGGGCCATTGCTGGAAGAGGGTCAGACATATCAGATGACCCCTGATCAGATGCGGCGCCAACAAATCCGGGATCAGATCAATCAGCAGGCTTTAACGCAGCCTGTGATGCGTACATTTACGCCTCCACAGCGGCAAGCTACGGGCAAAGGCCCTGCAGCCCCGCAAAATGATCCGTATTTTCGCAACGAGCCTGTCTATGGCTCGCAAACCATGGCAGATTATCGCAGTTTCCAGCGCGTTCCGGCGCCTCGGGCTCCGGGATATGATTGGGCACGGATTATTGCGTCTTCTCTTTTGCCGCAAAATTACACGCAGACTTACGGAACCACTGGTACTGGCGGGGGCACTTATGGCAATGGTTATGGTAGCGCTGGCGGGGGCGGTCAGACAGGGATTTCAGGCCGTAACGATGGCGGGAACGAAGTTGAGCGCGCTGAAGGCGGCAGGGTTGATGATATGACTCCTGAGGAAGTTTTGGAGCTTGCGCGCAAGATTATCAGCGAAAGAGGCTAGTTATGAAAGACCCAAAGGCCATCCGTAAGGCCATCATGACAGCCAAGTCCATTGCAAGCCTGATCGATCCTAAGTTTGCGCGTGTGCCTTTGCCTGATATTGGGCTGCCGGCGCCTGATTTTGTCGTTCCTGATCACTCGCCGTCGATCCATGAGGCATATGATATGCCTATGCCGCAGAAATATGCTGCTGGTGGCGACGTTGACGACGGGCGCGAGCTAAACAAGTTTGGTCTGTACAGCCACGCAGCAGAACAAGCGGCTGCACTGCCGCAGGAGCGCGGCACGCCTGAGCAATATCGCGGCATGCTGCTTAATCGCGGTGTAAAGCCTGCTGAATTGGAATGGTCGGGCTTTGACGATGCGTTCGCTAACAAGCCTCAGGTCACCCGCGACGAGCTTGCAGAGCATTTCCGCACCAACATGCCCGATCTCTATGAGACGCAGTATGGCGGAAGCGAAAATGGCGGCGAATCCTACAATCAGATGCGTGACCGCCATGCGCAAGAAAATCGCGAGCTTTTTCTTAACATAGGCTTAGCTCAAGCGCACGGCACCCCTTATGAGGGAGAAACCAGTACGCAGATGATTAATCGGCATGCCGAAGAGCGGGCCAATCTAAAAGATCAAGCGTATCACGAAGATTACACTATCCCGGGTGGCGAAAATTATCGTGAAGTGCTGGTGCAGCACAACGCTTTTGGCGGTTTTGAAGGGGTGCAGGGGCACTTTGGCGGCACGCCAGACATTATTGCCAGCCTGCGCCTCAAAGATCGCGAAGACACTGACGGAAATAAGCTTCTGCACCTTGAAGAATTGCAGTCCGACTGGGCTCAGCAGGGTCGCAAGAAGGGCTTTGCGGACGATGCTGCTGCAAAGCACCAAGCTGCGCGTGAAGAGTATAACAGCTTCATTGACCGCCTTTCGGAGATGGAAACGCAGCGGCGTATTGACGCTTTGAAAGAAGCTCAGCCTGATTTCGACTTTGAAAACAATGATCAAAGCTTAAGAGCGATGATTGACGACAATGTTCGTCGCCACCCCCATACCATAGCCCGTAATCTTGGCCTTTTAGACGAATTTGGCCAGTTGCGTGATGCTTATAATGAAGCTCAAGACAATGATCAGTATCGCAAGCTTCCTGCAAAAGCCGCTTATGTGGGCAAGACTGACGATTGGGTCGATCTGGGCCTGAAGCGTGCGCTTTTAGAAGCCGCTAAGGGCGATTACGACAAGCTGGCGTGGTCTCCGGGCGATGTCCACGCAGATCGCTATGACCTGAGCCGGCACATCAGCAAGATCCGTCACGAAAAGAACGAGGACGGGACGTATAACCTTGATGTCTTTGACAAGAACGGCACCCGCGTTTTTGACCAAGACGACATGCACCCGGACACCCTTGAAGAGACTGTCGGCAAGGAAATGGCCGAAAAGATCATCGCGGGGCACGGAGATAAGGATGAAGATCCGGGCTATCGCGACTGGCGCACCATTTCTGGCCTTGACCTGAGGGTCGGCGGCGAGGGTATGCGCAAGTTCTATGACGATATGCTGCCCAAGCGCCTTACAAAGCTTATTAAGCAGCATGATCCGGACGCCAAGCTGACACGATCAGTGATCGAACACGACGATCCTAATGGATATGCCGGGTTTGGAAGCACCGAAATTCCAGCCATCGAAATCACGCCCCGCATGCGCGAGAGCATCCTAAAAAAGGGTTTCGCAGCATATGCTGATGGCGGTGAGGTTGAAGGCTATGCAATTGGCGGCGTGCCGGATATCGACGTTGAGCAATACCGGAAGCACTTAAAGCGGATCTACAGCCCGCTTAGCGAAGACCCAGAGGCCGTCAAAAAAGCGCTTCAGATTTCAAGTTCCTATCGCTCTCCAGTTGGCATGGAGACAGGTACAGGCAGCTTGTACAACATTAAGCAGTCTATTCCTGCGATAGACGTAAATCCTACCATTGAAGACATCCCCGGTATTTCGATGAAGAAGCCGGTTAAGAAGTCTTGGGAGGACTTTTACGAAAAGGGCAAAGGCGGCGTTTTCATTAACATGGGCGGCGACTTGTCCAACTTTGGGCGTCTGACGCACATTAATGGCAAGAAGCTGGCGTGGCCGGTCGACCTTCATGCCGGCACCAAGTTCATGCTGGAGCCCAATCCCAAGTACGTTTGGGGCAACGCCGCAGGGCATTCTACTGCGTTTGAGAATAAAATCCGCTCCGCAGAAGAGGCTGGGAAGGATGTCTACGGCATTTTCTCGCCTATGGGGCCGTCTGCCGTTAATTCATCGCACAACATGTTTGACGCGCTTATGGCGCAGATTCCAGACGCTGGGATCGATAAGAAGCATATGCGGGAATTTGATGCTGCAATTAAGCGTGGCGACCACCTTGATGCCAGCATTAAGAGCAACCCTAAGAAGCTGAAAGCGCACCTTGATGCGCTAAAGGCGTGGCCGGGTCTGGAAAATGCCAAGGAAGCCAGCGAATTTGCGCGTCCTGAGGCAGGCAATCTTACCGGCACGCACCGCACCATGATCGTCAAGTTTATGGATAAAGCGGATTGGCTGAAAAAGGGCTTCCCGGAAGTCGGCGTGACCCGCTCTGCCATCACCGATCCTGAGCTTAAGGGCGTTGGTGGCAACAAGATTGGGCACCGGGTCGTGAAGCTTTCTTCAGAAGACCTCCCGGGCGCTGAGCGGGCTTTTGAGCATTCGACATATCCAACCTACACCTCAGGCGAATATGTGATGGATGTGCCTTTGGTGCAGCGTCATTATGCAGCGCCCGACGTGATTGAGCAGATGTTTATGAAGCCGACTAAGGCTGGGCAAGTCGTCCACCCTTACTCGGAAGACCCGCTTGGCCGCGCAACTGCCCGAAAGCTGTTTGAAGAGCAGAAGCAGATGCAGCCCATCAATCCTCGCTTTCTCGACAGCGTCATGATGGGCATGGAGAACCAAGAGAAGTACGGCTTTAAAAAAGGCGGTACGGTTCGCAGAGCGTTGATGATTGCTAAGAGCGCGAAAAAGAAGTAATGTTCGCGCGCGTCATGCTTTTCGGCGCGATTTCGCCGGTAAAACGGTAAGACAGGAGACTGTATGTCAGAACTTTCAAGACAAGCTCGCCGCGCGATGCGAGCAAAAATTCACCGCATTACCAAGGGCGTAAGCGGAAAGGTGGACGCTTCTGACTACGGTCCTGAAGAAGTTCTTAATGCAGGCGTAAAGACGGGTCTTCGCCCAATTTCGCGTCGCGCATACAAAAAGGGCGGTAAGGTTGTTGCCAACGAGGGCAAGGATGCCGTCAAGCACGCAGGCAAGAAGCCGCGCGGCAATGGCTCTAAGCACCTGACTGTTGACGCTCTTGTGAACCGCAACATCAAGGACGCAAACGAAGCTCGCGAAGGCATCAAGCACACTGGCGGTCTGAAGACTGGTGGTCGCGCTACCAAGCAGGGTGGCGGCCCGCTTTCTCCTATGAGCGGCGATCTTTACGGCCTGCAGAACGTCCCAGTTAAGAGCCGCGCTGCTATGGCTGCCGGCCTTAAGAAGGGTGGTCGCGCTTGTCGCCAGAATGGCGGTGGTTTGGATCGTCTTCCCACGACGCCGACTGCAGAGCGTGACACGATGGGCAGCCGCGAGCTTGAAATGCTGCGGAAGAGCGCGGCAGAAGATGCTCGCAAGCCCATCATTCCGGGTCGCACAAGCCAGCTTCCGACGCCTCCGAAGCCTGCTCCAAAGCCCCGCAAGCATGGCGGTAAGGCGCATCCTGACGAGCCCGAAGATCGTGCATTGATCGGTAAAATGGTCAAAAAGAGCGCGCTGAAAGCTAAAAAGCATGGCGGCATGGCGCTTGACGGCGAATATCAGGGCACGCGCCCGACAGGTGGTCGCATTGCCAAGCGCGATGGCGGCAGCCTTGCTGGCCTTGAAATGAACAAGGGTGGCCGCGCTAAGAAGAGCGGCAAGACCAACATCAACATTGTGATCGCAACGGGCCGTGGCCAGCAGGATGGCATGCAGCCTCCTATGCCGGGTCGTCCGCCGCAGGGCGTTCCTGTCCCGGTTCCGCCTGCTGGTGGCCCCGGCGGCATGCCTCCCATGCCGGCTGGTGGTCCTCCGCCTATGCCAATGCCTCCTATGGGCGCTCCTGCGGGTGGTCCTCCCATGCCGCGCAAGCGTGGTGGCCGTACCTATCGTTCTTATAAGGACATGGATGCGGGCGCTGGTAGCGGCCTTGGTCGTCTGGAAAAGACGGAGATCCAAAAGAATAAGCGTTAATTAACTTAGGGCGGTGCTTGGAAGTCGGCACCGCCCAAAATATTCTATTTTATGAGATATTGATGAACTATAATAACCAATTCGAGATCGAGCTTAAAAAGCTCATAGACGCCGAAATTCTGCGTCTTACCGACAATCTAACCAACCCAGCAGGGGTGGTTGATTACGCCGACTATAAGCACCACGTTGGTAAAATTATCGCTCTTCGGGGGGTCTTCGACCTTTGCGATGAGGTTAATACTATTTTGTCTAA